AGACTTCGACGCAAAATGGAACAAAACGTTTAAAGATTTTAACTCTCTTGGAAAATCAGGCGTAGCTACGGGTAATTCTATAGCTATAGAAGTTAATGGAAAAGTGTACGAAACGTTGAAGCAAGCTAAAGAAGANACNGGTAANTCTNTTTGGTGGCTNAAAAAACATGGNAAANTATTATAATAATANCGTGCGAANNGAGNNATNATGAATAACGATTTCCTTTATGTAGAAAAATATCGTCCTAAGANTNTNNAAGANTGTNTNCTNCCNGANAGTATTAAAGAGTGTTTTTCTAACCCTTAGAGATAAAGGAGAAATCATTAACCTATTGCTCTCTGGTGGGGCTGGTACTGGTAAGACCTCAGTAGCTAGAGCTCTTTGCAATGAACTAGGTTGTGATTATATTATCATTAACGGCTCTGAATCGCGTGGTATCGACATGGTTAGACAGCAAGTGTCATCTTTTGCTTCTACTATGTCGACAAATGGCAAGGTGAAGGTTGTGATTCTCGATGAAGCGGATTACATCACACCCGAAGCACAAGCTGCTCTCCGTAATTTGATAGAGTCCTTCTCTTCATCTTGCCGTTTTATTCTTACTTGTAATTTTAAAGCTAAAATTATTCAACCCCTACATTCACGGTGTTCTGTTGTAGACTTTACTATTGATAGATCTGAACTACCTAAACTTCAAGCAGAGTTTGCTAAGAGAGTAATTAATATTCTTAAAACAGAGCAAGTAGAGTTTAATACAGAAGTGGTATTAGAGGTTATTAAACGTTACTTCCCGGACAATCGTAGGTGTTTAAACGAACTACAACGCTATGCTAATATATCTGGTAATATTGATACTGGTATATTGTCAGTAGTAGATAGCTCTAAAATTAAGAATTTAATTGAGTTTATAAAGAAAAAAGACTTTAAAGCTTGTCGTCAGTGGATAGCTGAAAACCCTGATCCTGATGTGTTGTTTAATGAATTATATACAAATATATCAAGTCTAGTGGATTCTTCATCTATACCAGAACTTATTTTAATTATGGGTGAGTATCAACATAGAGCGGCTTTTGTAGCTTCACAAGAAATAAACTTAGCTGCTTTCACAGTAGAGGTCATGAAGAGTGTGAAATGGAAATAAAAGAAGGTATATTCAGACTATTAGTAAAACTTATAAAAGAGAATAGCGCAACGCTGGCTATTATATATACACTTGGACATGTTGTTATTGCAATGAATGTAGTTTATTGGTTAACCGGTTCAACTGTATGGGAAGCTGGTGTTGTTGCCTTAGTAGAGCCATGCATTAATGGAGTTTGGTTTTACATATTACATAAGTTATGGGTAAAGATATCAAATGGAAATTGATCTGTTTGGAAATATAATTCAAAAGGAAATAGAGTTTGATGTTAAAACTGCTGATGACTCTCCTTTTGTTTATATGAATTATATATCTAATAAAAAATACCCTAATAATCTTTTAGGGTATAACTCTTTTTTGACTAACTTAGGTTTCAGTCAAAGACAAGAAACTACTCTATACGCTAATGAAATGAATAAGTATGCTGAGTTACCTGAAGAAGCACAGTTTGATTTTTATTACTATAGTTTACCTAAAAGAAATTATTTTGCTAAATGGGCAAAAAAAATGAAGACTAAAGAAACTGAAATGATTATAGCTTATTTTAAAGTTTCATATAAAGTAGCTAAACAATACGAAAAAATACTAAAAGAAGAACAGTTACAACAAATTAAAAAATGGTATGAAACAAGAATGGGAGGTAAATAAATAATTTAGCGGATCTTCTTAATAATGGAAGATTAAAAAATGTTAGATAATTTATTAGAAGTGCGATTGCGAGAAAAAGAAGACTTCCTTAAAATCGTCGAAACCTTAACTAGAATTGGCATTTCATCTAGGGACAAAAAATTAGTACAAACTTGTCACTTATTTCATAAAAGAGGCAAGTACTATATTTGTCATTTTAAAGAATTGTTTAAATTAGATGGCGTAGATAAAACTAGTATCACTAACGATGATATACTAAGAAGAAATGCTATTGCTAAATTACTTCAAGAATGGGGTTTGTGTACTATTGTTTTAAAAGATAAAGCGGTTCAAAGCTCTTTAAGTAAAATTAAAATTGTTCCTTATTCTAAAAAAAATGAATACACTTTAAAACAAAACTACACTATTGGAAAAAAGAGCTTTGAATAAACTATAATACCTATATGGATTACTATACAAATATTGTTCGCCGTGGTGATAAGCTCTTAATTAGAGGCGTTACAAACGGAGAAGAGGTTCGTGACAAAGTACGTTACGAACCTACTCTTTATATAGAGCATCATAAAGATTATGGTTATAAATCTCTTTATGGCAAAAATCTTAAACCTATAAATTTTACTAATATGAATGAAGCTTGGCTGTTTTCTTCTGAGCATAAAGATTCTAATTTAAAAGTATATGGTTTTCCTCGTTTTGAATCTCAGTATTCTTTAGAAAATTTTGGAGATGCTGTGGAGAAATGGAATAAAAAAGATCTTAGAGTTTTCAATATTGATATCGAGGTTTTTTCTAACGAAGGTTTTCCAGAAGCTAAAGATGCTGCTTACCCTGTTACCGCTATCTGTATCCATGATTCTAAAATAGATAAATTCGTTACTTTCGGTCATGGTAAATGGGATGAACAAGAATCTATATTACCAGAGGATATTCGTTCTAGAGTAATGTATGTAGAATGTAAGACTGAAACAGATCTACTTACAAAGTTTTTACAATACTGGAATCGTTTTACACCCAATATTGTAACCGGTTGGAATATTGAAAAGTTTGACTTTCCATATCTTTATAACAGATTAGAAAATATGGGAATAGGGGGTCATAAACTTTCTCCTTGGGGTAGAGCTTCATTACGCCATATTTCTACATCTAGAGGAGATGAAATAGCTGTTAATATTGATGGTGTTGATCAAATTGATTATATTGAACGTTATCGTAAAACTAAAATTCAAGAGTCGTATAGACTAGATTTTATTGCTTCTGTAGAACTAGGGGAACGCAAGCTTGACTATTCTGAAGTGTCTGGTTTGCATATGCTGTATATAGAAAACTTTCAAAAGTTTATTGATTATAATATTCAAGATGTCAATCTAGTAAAAAGACTCGATGAAAAACTAGGTCTTATCGACGCTCAGATTATGATCGCTTATATGGCTTGTATTAATTATGGCGAAGTTAACTCTACTGTTAGAACATGGGATAGTCTTATTAATAAAGACTTACAAAGTAACAGAATAATACCTCACTTTCATATTAGTTCTGCTGAATCAACCGGACAGATACCAGGTGGTCATGTTAAAGAACCTCAGGTTGGTAAACATGGATGGTGTATGTCTTTTGATTTAAACTCTCTGTACCCTCACCTTATTATGCAGTTTAATATTTCTCCAGAAACGTTTCAACCACAACATCAAGTATGGCCTATGGAAGGTGATATGGAACGTGTTAAAAAATTCCTTGCTCATGAGCCTTACAAAGCGCCTAAAGGATTATCAGTATCCGGTTCAGGACACACGTTCTCCAACGTCTCTGAAGGGGTAATACCACGTTTAATGCGTAAATTGTATGATGAACGTAAAATTGTTAAACAAGCAATGCTTAAAAAGCAACGTGAAGGAAAAGATTCTTCTTTAGAAAATCTACGTCAATATGTGATTAAAATCCTACTTAACTCGGGTTATGGCGCGTTTGTAAACAAGTATTTTAGATGGTACGATCAGCGCATAGGTAAATCAATCACTCTATCTGGTCAGTTAATTATTCAAGTCGCTGAGCGTGAGATTAACAAATGGATGAACAAGGTAATGCAAACGACGGATATAGATTATATTATTGCTATTGATACCGATTCGAATTATCTTAACTGTCAGCCTTTAGTAGATAAGTTTTTTGCAAATAAATCTACAGAAGAAGTGGTAGATATTCTAGATAAAATTGCTAAAGATCAAATACAAGGTGTGCTAGAATCAGGTTTTCAAGTAGAGAAAGAATACTTGAACGCTATAGATCAGAAGATGGTCATGGAAAGAGAAGCGATTGCGTCTTCTGCTTTCTGGACTGCTAAGAAGCGGTATGCAATGTGTGTGTGGGATATGGAAGGTGTTCGTATGCCACCTAATGACCCAAAACTAAAGATTCAAGGTTTAGATGCTATTAGATCTTCTACACCTCAATCTTGTAGAGAAGCTCTACTTACTATGATAAGACTAACTCTACTTGAAGATGAATCTACAGTACAGAAGTATATTGCAGACTTTAAAGAAAAGTTTATTAATATGCAGTTTGAAGATATAGCATTTCCTAGAACGATGAATAATATCTCTAAGATGACTCAAACTAATGGTTTTGGCAAAGGTACTCCTCCTCACATTAGAGGTGCTATTACTTTTAATAGACTTCTTAAACAATACAATCTAGAAAAAGATTGGGAAACTATGAAAGATGGCGAAAAAGGTAAATTTATCTATCTTAGAGAACCAAATAATGTAGGTACTAATGTTTTATCATTTAACCATACAGTACCTAAAGAGTTTGATTTTGTAAAATATATAGATTATGAAAAGCAATTTTCAAAAGCTATTATAGAACCAATGGATATTATTCTTTCTCCTATTGGATGGACTTCAGAGAAGCAAAACACTTTAGAAGATTTCTTTTCTTAATAAATAGATAAAAGGAGATTGTAAAAATGAATATTATACTTTGGATTGCAATTGGCGCTTTTATTGGATGGAATTTTCCACAACCTTGGTGGGCAAAAACTATTCAAGAAAAAATTATTAGTATGTTACCTAAAAGGGACTAAAATGGATATTGATATAGTAAAACAATTTGGAAGTTTAGCTAATTTTAGAGATTTTTTGTCTGAAAAAATTAATGATGGCGCAGAAATCTCTAGAGGTAAAGCTTCAGGAGAAACTTCTAAAGAGCAAAAAAAAGAAAAGAAAATTTCTAAAGAAGTGAAAAAGAACGCTGATGGTTCTGGTTCTGAAATACATTATGATAATTCACCTGAAGAAGAACCTCAAGCTGAAGTACCTCCGCCTCCTGGTCCACCTGTAGATCCAACTAGTGCTCCAGGGTCTCAAATAGCTATAGGTAAAAAAGATATAGATAATAATGAAGCAGATGCGGAAAAAGCTGTAAATATTAAACTCTCCGGTAAGAAAGAAAAGCTTAATCTTAAACCTAAGGTTACTGTAAAAAATGATGGAACTGAACGAAAGTAATTTGGAGATTTACGCAGCTAAACATTATAAATCAGTATCGTGTCTAAGTAAAGAAGAATTTTTAGAAGATTTTAGTAGACACAAATTAGCTAAAAAACTGACTAAAAAATTTGCAGCGAAAAAGTCAGAAAATATAAGATTATTATGCAACCATGTGTTAGTGTTTACAAACAGTTTTGATCTTTTAGCTGCAAAAAATATATTGATGTATGGTATAACAGAGCAAGAAAAAAGTGTTATGAAAACAGTGTTAAATTATTTTGGATTTTTAATTCCTAATGAAATGCCAAATATTAAATTTGATTTATATACCGCAAAAAATTTAAAAGAGATGGATGATGGCAGTTAATCAGGTTGTAGATACAGTTATTATTTTTAGAATTCTTAGAAAGCTTGTTACACCTTTTAACAAAACAGCTGCGTTTAAAGCAGGTGTAATTGACAAAAATGGTAAAGTATTAATTAAACCAGGAGATAGAACTGCAGATCAGAAAAAAACTATTACTCTTTTAGATAGAATGGTTTTTAATCTTAAAAGATTATTGTCTAAAGTTCCTGGTGGTAAAACACAATTAGCATCCTATGTTGCAGCATTAGCTCTTATAAAAGAACATGTAGAGAAAGAAACTAATTCTCAAACTTCACAGGTTTTAATTGAAAAAATGCAAGAACATAAAATTATTCCTCCTATGAAACATGATTTATCTACTCCAGAAGGTTTTATGGATGCTTGGGAAGAAGCTATGGTAGAGAGTATGACATCAGGCTCTTCTTTTGGAGGGGCTTTATCTGGCGCTGGTACTAACGCTCAAGTAAATGCTTCAGGCATGGCTGGAATTGACCCGGTATTGGGTGATAAAAAAATAAAAAGACGTAAAGATCTCAGAAAAATTTTAGACAGATAGATATAATATCTGTATGTTCAAGACTATAACTGAAACTGTAATGCAGGGCATATGCCCCTATTGTGAACGAGATTCTTTTGTTTACACATACGAAGAAGAGAAGATGTTTCTGTGTCATCACTGTCAAAGACATTTAAGTTATGAGAAAGTGATAAAAAATGTTAACATTATTAATAATGATTATAGGGATACAAGGATTGATAACAAAATCAATATCAACTATGATAATATCCTTCACAGTTGTAAGATTTTATCTGATCTTCCTAGTAACCATGACTGCTTACGTTATGTCAGGAATAGAAACATCCCTACTAGCGTTTATTCTGATCTTTACTACAGTGATAACTTTGCAGAAATTGCTTCGTATGCCGAAATTAAGCTCCTACCTTCTAGAAGATTAGTTCTTCCCTTAAGAAATAAAAGTGGTAAATTGTTTGGTGTACAAGGAAGAGCTTTAGACGGTTCAGATCCTAGATATATTACATTAATGTTTGATAAAGAGGAAGATAAGTTATATGGACAAGATAAAGTTGATATGACAAAAACTTTCTATGTAGTAGAAGGACCAATTGACAGTTTATTTTTAAAAAATTGCATTGCTATGGCTGGTTCTGACGGTCTGTCAGATAAATATAACTCAAACGCTGTCCTATGCTTTGATAACGAGCCACGGAACAAGCAAATCGTTGACAAAGTGGAAAAGTATATTGACAAAGGATTTAAGACAGTTGTTTGGCCAGATCATATTAAAGAAAAAGACATAAACGACATGATATTAAAAGGTATTAATGTTCAGCAAGTTGTTGAATGTAATACTTACGCTGGATTAGCAGCTAAAATTAAGTTCAACGCATGGAAGAAAATTAATGGCCAATACAATTAAAACAAATATAGATAAAGATAAACTTTTAACAGACTATGCTATCGGTATGTTAGAAGACTTTTATATGTTAGATCATGAAAATTCTCCGCAAGATGCTTATGCAAGAGCTTCAACAGCTTGGGCTACTTATAAAGGAGAGCTAGATGATCAGCTCGCTCAACGTTTATATAACTATGTTAGTAATAAGTATTTTATGTTTGCTTCCCCGGTTCTTTCGAACGCCCCTAACGGTAAGAAAAGAGAGAGAGGGTTACCTATCTCATGTTTTCTCACTTACGTGCCAGATACTTTGGATGGTCTTATTAGTCATAGCTCTGAGCTTCGCTGGCTTTCTATTTTCGGTGGGGGTGTTGGCGGACATTGGAGTGACGTTCGAACGGTCAGTGACATTGCGCCTGGACCAATTCCCTTTCTTCATACAGTAGATGCAGATATGATTGCATACAAGCAAGGTAAAACTCGTAAAGGGTCTTATGCAGCATATATGGACATTTCTCATCCAGATATTATGGAATTTATTAACATGAGAGTTCCTACAGGAGATGTTCAACGTAAAGCGTTAAATTTACACAATGCTGTTAATATTTCAGATGAATTTATGCATTGTGTATTTAATAACGAACCATGGCATCTTAAAGATCCTAAAGACAACTCAGTTAAGGAGACTGTAAATGCTCGTAAACTTTGGGAACGTATTCTGGAAATTAGGTTTAGAACCGGAGAACCATATCTTAATTTTATTGACACTGCTAACAATGCGTTACCTTCCAACTTAAAAAACCTAGGGCTAAAAATTCATGGATCTAATCTTTGTAATGAAATACATTTGCCAACTAGTTCGGAACGAACTGCTGTCTGCTGCTTATCATCTCTTAATCTGGAATTATATGATGAATGGAAAGAAACGAATATTGTCGAGGATCTTATTACTATGCTCGATAATGTTATTCAGTATTTCATCGATAATGCACCTGATCAAATTAGTAGAGCAAGATTCTCAGCAGAAAGAGAGAGATCTATTGGGTTAGGTGCAATGGGCTTCCATTCATATCTACAAAAAAACGGAATTGCATGGGAATCAGAAACAGCATCAGTTAAAAATATTATGATGTTTGATAGTATTAAAGATAAAGCATACAAACAATCTAAAAAACTAGCACAGCAAAGAGGAGAATATCCAGATGGTATTGGAACTGGTCTTAGACATGCGCACTTACTTGCAATCGCTCCCAACGCATCTAGTGGTATCATTCTTTCTACTAGCCCTTCTATCGAGCCGTTAAAAGCTAATGCTTTTACTCACAGAACAAGAGCTGGTTCGTTTTTAGTTAAAAATAATTATTTAAAGAAAGTTTTACAAAAATATGAAAAAGATAATGATAAGACTTGGTCATCAATCATTACAAACAAAGGTTCTGTGCAACACCTCGCTTTCTTATCGGATAAAGAAAAGAGTGTATTTAAGACTGCTCAAGAACTCGATCAGATGTGGGTTGTACAACATGCAGCTGAAAGACAAAAGTTTATATGCCAAGGTCAGTCTGTTAATCTTTTCTTCCCTTCAGGAAGCGAAAAATCCCATGTTAATAAAGTACATCTTAGCGCCTGGGAAAAAGGTCTCAAGGGTTTATACTACTTACGGACAGAAGCAAAAAGTCGCGCAGAAACTGTTGCAGATAAAGTCGAGAGAATCGCCTTGGAAGACTACAAGGGTACGGTCATATACGGGAAGGATGATTGTCCCTACTGTGAAATGGCTAAAGAAGAGTTCTTAATGCGAGGTATTGAGTTTGAGTTTATTGATCTTAAAGAGATTGGTAAATCAGCTGCTGAGGTAACAGGCAGAGAAGTAAAAACTGTTCCGCAAATTTACTATAATGGTCAATATATAGGTGGTTATGAGTCATTAATGACTATGCTACATGATAATGTCTCTTCTCAAGAAGATGACGAATGCAGAGCGTGTGAAGGATAAGGAGATAATATGTCTACATATACAGACGAACTAAAACAAGAATTAGATAGGGTTACTATTAAAGGCAACCCTGATAAAAATTCTTTTGCTAAACTTGCTTCTATTATTTGGAGAATGGATCAGCGTATTCAAAAGTTAGAAGAAGAAATTGTTGTTGATGAAAAACCTGCGAAGAAACCAAAAACATCAAAAAAGGAAGATTAATGTCATTACTAGAAGAATCTAAAACTTATAAACCATTTTTTTACCCGTGGGCTGTAGACTTAGTCAAAAAACATGAAGAAATTCATTGGGTAGAAGACGAAGCTGAATTGTCAGAGGATGTACAAGATTGGCGCACTAAATTAAATGATGGTGAAAAAGAATTTATTACACATATCCTTAGATTGTTTACACAATCAGACGTTCAAGTTGGAGCTAACTATCACGATTTTTTAATTCCTAAATTTAAAAATAACGAAATTAGAAATATGCTTGCATCGTTCGCTAATAGAGAAGGTGTTCATCAAAGAGCATATGCTCTTCTTAACGATACATTAGGGCTNCCTGAAGAAGATTTTCATAAGTTTTTAGAGTATTCTGAAATGGCAGATAAAATTGAATACATGCAAGACAATAATAACCAGACTCATACAGGTCTTGCTCTTGCGTTAGCACAGTCAGTTTTTAATGAAGGTATGTCACTTTTTGCTTCTTTCGTTATGTTGCTTAACTTTCAACGGTTCGGTAAGATGAAGGGTATGGGTACTATTGTTGAATGGTCTATTCGTGACGAATCTATGCACGTTCAAGGTAATGCTAAATTGTTTAGAACATTTTGTGATGAACATCCTAGAATTGTTACAGATGAGCTCAAATCTAAAATTTATCAAATGTCTAAAGACCAGGTAGCGTTAGAAGATAAGTTTATTAAACTTGCTTTCAAAGGCAACAATATTGAAGGTCTTACAGAAAAAGAAGTAAAGCAATATATCAGACATATTGCAGATAGAAGACTTCTACAATTAGGAATGAAGCCTAAATTTAACGTCAAAGACAATCCTATTTCATGGCTTGACTGGGTTCTAAATGGTACTTCACACGATAATTTCTTTGAAAAAAGAGTTACAGAGTATTCAGTTACTGGTATGGAAGGAAGTTGGGGAACATATGAAAGGACAGCTGCATGACTTTACATGAACAAATTCAAGAACAAATGGAAAAATATTTAACTGAAGCAGAAAGATTTGACAATAAAGGAATCAAAGGCGCTTCTACCTCTACTCGCAAAGCTTTAGGAGAGATTGCTAAACTTTGTAAGTTAAGAAGAGCAGAAATTCAAGACAAAAGGAATAATATGTAATGGAAATGCTTGAAGCTTTAATTAAAAAATATGAAGGTGAGATTGCTGTAGCTCAAGCTACTATCCGTATCTATATGAATAATAGTGTAGGTATTGGTGAGCACCCTCAACATGCAGAAGAAATTGATACTTTGTTAGCTTCTATTGCTGATCGTCAAGACAAAATTGAAGCTGCTGTTGGCATTTTGGATACCAATTTAACGGTACAAAATCTGTTAAATGAGTCATCCTCAATCTAATATTGATCATGTCATTTAAGCAAAGAGGATCTTCTCTTTGCTGCCATTGTAGTAAAAATTCAGCCATCTTAGCATATGATTTTTGATTGTATGCTTTGATGGTTTCTTTTACTAACTTACCTTCATATTCTTTAACAATTGTCGAGGATCCGAAATACTTTTCATACAGTTTTTCTGATTTACCAGAATACCCGATATAATATCTACCGTCTGGAAAGTATGTACAATACACTCTATGCACTTTAGGGGGTGTTTTTTTTCGCTTTCTCATAAAATATTTATCATGTTGCTCTATAATAAATACAAGGTACAAGATTGATGATCGTGTATAGAATAGACGGGCTGGACGTGGGGGCAGTACCCACCGCCTCCACCATAATTACTTAGAGATATACATGTTTAAATTAATTAAAAATTGGTTTGAAAAGTGGCTTGCTGAAAAAGAAAAAAGCAGAGTGAAATATTTAGGTAAGTAATTATGATGGGGGCGAAATAGGATCGACAGACGTGGTAAAGGTATTCGTAGATCGAAGTACATTTAAAGTAACTGCAAAACGCAAGTCTACTTTCGCTTCAATCCTTAGCGTGAAGAAAGAAACTGTTTCTTCTTCTGCTCAGGCTCTTGCAGCAATCGCCTAGTAGAGTTAAGTACTACTAGCGGGGTTTTTTGAGAGGGTTTTTCCTGGCAACAGAAAAAATCCTCTTTTTCTCTTATAAATATATTAGACGTCGAGTAATCGAGTCTATATCAACTGTCCATAAAACGGAGGTTAACATGACAGGAACTTATGCATTGCCTAGACAGGCATTTATTGGGTTTGATCGTATTTTTGATCAACTCGAATCAATCCACAGCCAAGCTAAAGATACTTATCCACCACATAATGTTGTTCGTGAAAACGAATTTCAGTATATTGTGGAGTTAGCCGTTGCTGGATTTACCGAAAAAGATGTTACCATTGAAGTGAAAGATCATATCTTGACTGTAACTGCTCAACGTGAGCAACGTAGAGAACAAGAGAAGTATCTTCACAAAGGTATCTCTGCTCGGAAGTTCAAAAAGTCATTTCGTCTCTCAGAATATACTGAGGTACGAGGAGCTGAAATGAAGGATGGAATACTTGCGATTGGCCTCGAAGTAGTCCTTCCAGAAGAGAAGCGTCCCCAGACAATTACAATCAATAGTCATACAAAGGGGATTAAAAATGACAACAATAGCATTAAGAGGTTATTCTCTTCTTAAAACTTCATTCATTACTGCTTTTGCATCTTGGATGATTGGTCACATGAGATCAGTAGGTAAAGCTGTTGAGCTATCACGCTCAATGGCAGCTAATGAGCAGATTGCTCGTCAACTTCTTCCAGAATACAGAGAACATACTTATCATAGTTTGTTAGCTGAATTGAATAGAAAAACAATGGAGCGTGTTTATGGTAAATAATTTATGGAAATATTTCTTTAAAAAAGCCGGTTGTTCTCCAGATTCTATTTGGGAAGTTGAAAAACTACTTCAAGCTCAGGTTAACAGGATTAACTAATGTGGCCTTACACTAAAGAAGAAAATGATCAACTAAACTAAAATAAATATAAGGAGTGGGTAACTGCTCCTTATTTTTTTATGGAGGTCTAATGCACGGGTATCCTAGAACTTGCAAGAAATGTGGTCACAAATGTCACTGCTATCAACCAGATTGTGATCAATGTATTAATGACGTATGTGTAAAATGTGATTGTGATAGAGTAGAAATAAAAGATATCCCAGATACTTTTTTAAAAACCCCAGGGTAACATCATATTAAAGATAAGCCTTATAAAAAATCTTTTACTCCTCCTATAATATATACGTAGGAGGTGTGATATGGCTCATAAATCAGAAATTGTAGATACTCGCGGACATCACTTAGTTGGTGTCCTTTGGCCTGTTACAGGCTCAAAAGGGGATCAATATCATGTAGAAATGACTAATTGGGGTTTTGAATGCTCTTGTGTTGCTTATCGTAAATGTAAGCATATTAAATCAGTCGAAGAAAAATTTAACGATTAAATATATAATGTAATCAGGTAGCGCCTGTTAAGTAAAACAGCTAGGAGAAAAAATGAGTGATCTATTAAGTAAGTTGAAGAAAACTTCAACTGTAAAACAATCTGAGGTTTTATCTAAATCTCTACTATTCAATAAAAAAGATATGTGTCCAACAGACGTTCCTATTTTGAACGTTGCTTTATCAGGTTCTGTAGATGGTGGTTTGACTTCTGGTCTTACAGTTATTGCAGGTCCATCTAAACATTTTAAATCTAATCTCGCTCTGCTTATGGCAGGCGCTTATTTAAAAAAGCATAGCGACGCTGTATGTCTACTTTATGATACAGAGTTTGGTATTACACCAGAATATCTAAAATCTATGAATGTAGACCCAGAGCGAGTACTTCATACTCCGGTTGAGCACGTAGAGCAGCTTAAATTTGATATTACTCGTCAATTAGAGAATATTGAACGAGGTGATAAAGTTGCTATTGTTATTGACTCAGTTGGTAACTTAGCATCTAAGAAAGAATTAGAAGATGCTCTCAACGAAAAGTCTGTAGCAGATATGTCTCGTGCTAAAGCGCTTAAATCTTTATTCCGTATTTGTACTCCTTATCTTACCACTCGTGATATACCTATGCTTGTTATTAACCATACATATCAAGAAATTGGATTATTTCCTAAGGAGATTATGTCTGGTGGTACTGGTATCTATTACTCAGCTAATCAGATCTTCTTTATGGGTCGCCAACAAGAAAAAGACGGTAAAGAAATTTCTGGTTATAACTTTATGATTGGTGTTGATAAGTCTCGTTTTGTAAGAGAAAAGACACGCCTTCCACTATCAATTAGTTGGGAAGGAGGTATCAACAAATGGTCTGGTTTGTTAGATGTGGGTATTGAGATTGGNTGGATTCAAAAACCTGCTAATGGATGGTTTGAGGGTATTGATCCATCTACAGGCGAAGTTATTAGAGACAAAAAACGTCGTAAAGATACAGACACAGCAGAGTTTTGGCTTCCAATGTTTAAAGCTGGTTTTGCAGATGCAATTAAAAAGCGTTTTTCTATTAGTGAAGTAAGAGCTGTTATAGAAGAGCCAGAAGAGGTAGATGATGAAGCCGAATCCGAAGAACTTTGAGCCTTTTAAAGATCCTAACGGAGGCGAATGGATTAAGATTAAGAATGGTAAATTCAAAAACACAATCTGGCGCCCTGTTGATATGAAATTAGAAAATGATGATGGATTTTTAACATTTACTACAGAATTTTTAGGTGATGTTCCTGAAGACATTAATTCGTTTGAAAAATTATCAGGTTCTATAATTAGAGATATTATAACAGAAACGGTTAATAATGAAAACAGCGATAGTAATACCAGCAAGACTTGAATCGACTAGGTTTCCAGAAAAGATGTTAGCTAAAGTAACTAAAGAGCATTCTCTTATTCAGAGAGTGCATCACTGGTGTTGTTGCTTTCATGATAAAGAAGACGTCTATGTAGCTACAGATAGTAAAAAGATTGCATCTCTGTTTCCAGGTAAAGCTATTTTGACTAGCTCTAATTGTGTAAACGGAACAGCTAGAGTTGCTGAAGCTGCTAAAGATCTAGATTACGAAAATATTATTAACGTACAAGGAGACATGATTGATGTTCCTCCTGTGTTTGATATGTTAATTGGTAGATTACTTAACTATGATGTAGCTACTGTTTATACTCATTTTAACGATAAGCAAAGGCAAGATCCTAATTCAGTTAAGATGGTTCATAACTTAATGACAGCTCAATGGTTTGCTAGAGGAATAACAGGTTATGGAGACTGGCATTTAGGTATATATGCTTATAAAAAATCTGCGCTTATGGCTTATAATTATCTTACTGTATACGAACCTGAAATGTATGAATCACTAGAACAATTAAGATGGTTACAGAACGGCTATCAAATCGGTGTAGTTCATACTAATGAACCTTGTGCTGAAATTAATACTAAAGAGGATCTAACTAATTGGCAATTGACTCACCAGAACTAAGAAAAGGAATTATTTATAACTTACTCAAGAGTGATGAGTTTTGTCAAAAAGTATTACCCTTCCTAAAAAAAGAATATTTTACAGACAAGCACGAAAGTATAATATTCGAAGAAATTTATAATTATTATAGTAGCTATAATAATGCTCCTAAAGCTGCAGCTATTAAAATAGAGCTCGAATCTCGCAATGATCTTACGGAGTCAGTGTATAATGAATCTATGAAACTGCTTAATACTGATGTAGAACCTATATCTAAAATTGAGTTTTTAGTTAACAAGACAGAACAATGGTGTCAAGAAAGAGCTATAGTCAATGCAGTGTATAAAGCAGTAAATGTTATAGGAGGAGAAGATAAGAAAACTCCTATGTCTGCTCTTCCTGAATTGCTCACTCAAGCTATTTCTACATCATTTGATAAATCTGTAGGTCACGATTATGTTGAAGAAGCAGACGATAGATGGGAATTTTATAATCGTAAAGAGCTTAAAATACCGTCTGGTTTAGAACATATGGATTATATTCTTAGAGGTGGTTTTCCTTCTAAGACTCTAGGTGTTATTATGGCTGGTACAGGTGTTGGTAAATCTTTGTTTATGTGTTCTATGACTTCTAACCTTGTAGAATCAGGTCACAATGTATTATATGTTACTATGGAGATGGCAGAAGAAAAGATTGCTCAACGAATAGACCAGAACTTGCTTAATCTTAATAACGAAGAATTAGAAGTTATTGCTAAAGATTCGTTTATGAAACGGTTTGATAATCTTAAAATGAAAACTAAAGGCCAGTTGGTTGTTAAAGAGTATCCTACTAAATCTGCGCATGCAGGTCATATTAGAGCTTTGCTCAAAGAACTTAAGCAAAAGAAAAATTTTATACCTGACCTTGTTTGTATTGATTATCTTAATATTTGTCAATCTATGAGCGCGAATAAACAAGCTAATTCATATGAACAAATTAAATCTACTGCTGAAGAATTAAGAGCTTTAGCTATGGAGTTTGATGTTCCTGTATTAACTGCTACTCAGACTAACCGTCAAGGTTTTAGTGATGCAGATGTAGAAATTACATCAGTATCAGAATCGTTTGGTCTTCCTATGACAGCTGATTATTTTTTTGCTATGACTACTACTGATAAGCTTAGAGATGAAAGCATGATTAGATTTACTCAGCTTAAAAACAGATACGGTGATCCTTCTGACAGACGTAATTGGTTATTAAATGTTGACTATGCTAAAATGAGAGTTACTGATCTTCCTAATCAACCTTCATCTATTGAAGCTCAAAACGATGCTATGGTAAACACTTCTACAGATACAAAGCCTATTATGGACATTAATTGGGAATAATGAATCAAAAAGACTTTGATAAAGAATTTTATGATTTGTCTCCTGATGAATTGTGGGTTTATAACAAACTACAAATATCTTGTATGATGGGTTATAGATGTGGTCCTGTAGGAGTAAATGTTCCTAAACCTAATAATTATATTGTAAGACCAGCAATAAACTTTTTAGGATTAGGCTTAGGAGCTAAGTTTATGTGGTTAGAAGATTCCACTGATGATCTTCCTATAGGTCATTTTTGGTGCCAAGTTTTTAGAGGTAATCATTATTCTGTAGATTATGAATACGGTAAACTCAAAAGAGTGACTCAAGGTATTCATGGTAAAGATATAACTAAATGGAATAGGTGGATAACAGTCAAAAAAGACTTTCCTTTTCCTCACATTCTAATCAATTTTAGAGATAAACCTAATATTAATTGTGAATTTATTGGCAACAAACTAATCGAAATTCATATTAGAAAAAATCCAGATTTTTCTTATAATAATAATGTCTTTATACCCGTTTGGGAAGGTGATCATATTGATCCTCCAGACGGGTATCGGTATGTAGAGTGCCCAGACGTAAACGGTAGGATAGGAGCTTACGTTGATATTACTTGATTATTCATCAATTGCGATGTCGTCTATTATGGTTAGAGTAGATGATTTTATGGACGAACCAGGATTAGTTCGCCATCAGATTTTTAATATCATTCGTCAGTATAACGAAAAGTTTCGTAATGAATTTGGTGAGATGGTTATTGCTATGGATCATACTAATGTATGGCGTAAGAAGACTTTTCCTCAGTATAAGGCTAATCGCAAAAAACAACGTAAAGAGTCTAAGCATGATTGGAATGCTATCTTTACTATGATGAACAACGTACGAGAAGAAATAGAAACATACTCTCCTTATCGTTGTGTTCGTATTGAAGGATGTGAGGCAGATGATGTTATTGCTACTATTGTAGAAGCTAATATGAACCCTACTCCTACTGTTATCGTATCACCAGATAAAGATTTTGTACAGCTACAGAAATATCCTAACATTAAACAGTTTTCTAACATTCAGAAGAAATGGATAGAACCTGATATTGATCCTATTACTGATTTAGAAATTAAAATACTCAAAGGTGATATGGGTGATGGTATTCCTAACGTAATGTCAGATGATAATGTGTTAGTTGAAGAGGATGCTAGACAAACACCTCTTCGCAAAGCTAAGATGGATATGCTTATGCAAGACCCTGAAGCATTAGGTACAACAATTGCTCGTCGTATTATACGTAATAGAGATATGATTGATCTGAGCAGATGTCCTGATTATCTTAAACAAGAGATTCTAGAAGCTTTTGATAAGCCTGCAAAAGGTTCTATTAATCGTTTAATGACATTGTTTACAAAAAATCAAATGAAATTGCTTATGGAGTCTCTTCAAGATTTTGAAGTTAAGCTATAATAAATAATATTGTTATAACAATAAAAGGAGATCCTTATGACTTATGTAAGACCTGATGCTTCTGGTACTAACGACCAGACAGCTATTGACGGAAAAGGTGTGGCATTTGGTGCAGCGGTACAAGCTTCTGCAGCAGGGTTCGGTGTAACTGGTACTGATGGTACTAATACACATGAAATTTTAGATGCATTACCAATGAATAGAGCTGCAACACAAAATTCAATCGAAGCAGCATCAACTG